TTTTTTATTTATTTCTTATTGTTTTTCTCTATTTTCTTCTCGGTATTTTTTCTTTCTGGCTGATATTTTTTCTTTGTTTTCTTCATTGTATTTTTTATTAATTTCTAATTGTTTTTCTCTATTTTCTTCTCGGTATTTTTTTCGTGCTATTGACATACAATAATTGCATTGTCTATTATTTTCATTATCCCATTCATGCCCACGCTTACATGTTTTCATTATTCAATACCTATTAATTTATAAAATGTTTTGCCCATTGGCCGGTAAAACTTAATACTTTTATCTTCAAGCTGCTTTCTGTTGTCTCTGTAATACCGGTATTTATCCCTCTCTTTTTCATTGCTTACCCTTAAAAATTCACGAATCTTTTTTCTTAATATTGTCTCTACAGTTACAACTTTTATTCGCTTATCCCCCCCAAAGTCTTCCTCAATAGCGATATTTAAAACAGGCTCAATCAATGGCTTCTCAGCCGCTTGCTTAACAGCTGTTTGTTTATCAAGTTCAAGTTTTGCGTTCGGATCAATCAATTCTTCTTTGCACTTAGCACAATAACGCGCTGCAATGTCATTTTCATGCTCGCATTTTTCGCATTTTTTGAATGTCCATTTGTAGGTGCAGCGCTCGACACGCTTTATAATTCCCTTACAACGGCGCCCAAAATGGGCCGGCACTGGGCGCTTTTCTTGATCAAGAACAACATCACCAGTGTCAGGCCATGAGAAATACCCGTTTTCAGTTATAGTGTACCCGGCATCATTAGGCCTTACTGCAAATTCGTTTTTGTGGCTGCATTCAGGGCATATTGCGGTTAGCGTTTCTGTTTCGCTTGATGCCCTTGCTCTTACGACCGGGTTAAAAACATCGCCATCAGGGAAATGCGTTTTTATGTTGTCTGCATAGTCCAGGATAAGGGCAAATGGCTTATCTTCATGCAGTCTTAAAACACGGCCTATCATTTGAGTGAGTAATACGACACTTTCAGATTTACGCAGCAAAGCACAGCAAAACGTTTGAGGGTAGTCGCACCCAGTTGTCTGAGTAGACACATTGCATAGGTATTTTATTTCACCGCGCAGGAATTGACGCTCTATTTTTTTACGGTCTTTAGACTCACCGGTAACCATGGCACTGATGCCTTTTGGCAATGACTCTAGTGCTTCCTGACAGTGCTGTATTGTTGAGCAAAATATTAAAACACCGCCTTTATATTGATACGTTGTTTCGACAATATCCGCTATTATCTCACTCGTTAGGCGCCCTTTACCTTCGTAAACCTCGTGGATACTTTCAGCCGTGTACTGTCCTTTTTTATCTAATTCAAGTTTTTCCGTTTCGTAATGCAACTGAGTTTTACCAACAACCGGCCTGGTTATATAACCATGCTCTAACAGATATTTTGCAGACACTTCAAACGTGCATTTATCAAAGTATGGATTTACTGCCTCATCGATAAAGCCTTTTTTGTAATGTGATTTGAAAATATACCCGGTTCCAAGGCGCATAGGTGTAGCTGTAACGCCACATACGCGCAAGTTGCTGTTTTGTGCTGTCAGTTCAGCAATAATATTTTTTACGCTTGCCGTTATTAGATGACACTCATCCAGGATAATCAATCCAATGTCTTTAAACTTCTCAACCGAGTTTTTGACGCTCAACGGGGATGCAAATATTACCGGATGCCTTACTGATTTGGAATTAAGGCTCGCACAAAAAATAGACGCTCGCAATCCATCGTAGCTTATGTATTTTTCATGATTTTGTTTTACTAGCAATGCGCTCGGAGCTAGACAAAGTACGTTTTTGCCAGATATTTCGTGATAAATTTTTGCTATTTCTGAAATTATCAAACTTTTACCTGCAGCCGTTGGCAATACCAAAACCTGGCTAGTTAGTGACTTTTTTATATGCTCAACGGCTGAATCAACGGCTTCTTGTTGATATGGGCGTAGTGTGTATTTTGTCATTTGACACCAAGCCTATAATCAATAATATCCTTGTCTATTTCTGACAATTTGATATAGCCAAACGCAATTAAATTCTCTAGCGCCGCATGTATCTGTTTTTGTGTGTATTTTTTCATAACGTATTAAAATAACTAGTATGTTTGACTTGCAGGTTTACATTTTCACCTAGCCTGTGACACTGACCAGAATTGAAAAATATAACCATTGCTTTTAAACCTTTTATCTTTGTCACCGGTACTTTTGCGTTCATCTTGCGCTTTCGATCTATGCGTTTTACATCCTTAAAATAGTCGTCTATTTCTTGTTTGTTCCATATCCGTTGAGACATTCCGACGGTTTTAATTTTCCGCTTAATCTTTGGAAATCCTGGCTTTTTTGATTCTTTTATGAGCAGATTAAACCCCATGAGATGGCAATATTTGTGCTTAATTTCGTAAAAGTCAATCTCATCTGGCTGCTTTTCCTGGAAGCATACTAGACGCTTTTTGTGAGCCTCAATAACTGCTTCAGATGGATAAACAAATTTACCTGAGTATTTTTTTATACCAGATTCTTGAGCGACTATATATCGTGCTCGTTTAATTTCTATTTCCCAGTATTTTGCAAATTGTTCTATGGTCATTAGTCAATGCTCTCTATTAAGTTATCCAAAAGATTTCTAGCTCTATTTAGACTTTTTATAACGTCATTGTAATCATCGCTAAAAGTTGAGCACTCTAACAAGTAAATTATATCGTCAATTTTTTCCTGAAAATCTATCATTTTTTATCCTATGGTTAAATATTTGCGGCATATATCGGCGGTTTGTTTTTGACTTTGTTTAGTACCATTAGTATATGATTCAGCAGCATCATCGTCATAAGAAGCATAAGCAGCATAAGCAGCAGCAGCATAAGCAGCACAAGCAGCAGCATAAGCAGCATCAGCAGCAGCAGCAGAAGCAGCATAAGCAGCAGCATAAGCAGCAGCATAAGCAGCATCAGCAGCATCAGCAGAAGCAGCATAAAGCTCTTCTTTTGATATTTCACCTATGCCATAAGCTATAGCTGCATCGACAGCCGCGAGGCTTCTTTCATCTTTCATTAAATGCCTGACTGTATTAGCACAATGACCTTTTACAAGATATAGCTCTCTTATATTTTCTGGGTATTGCTTGTAATAAAACCACAACATCCAGTCGCCTCGATGACATTCATTCCAGGCTTCTTCTGTTGTTCTGTTACCTACCCAGTTAATAGCGTCTCTGCACGCACCTAGTTTTATTAGTAACTTTTTAGCTTTCATTTTCGTGTCCTATAGTTAAATTTAGTAGACAACAGTTTACAATTAACACGACTGCTTGTAAACTATTGTTTTACTTTTTTATCGAGAAATAACTATGAAAGCACTAATCGAAACACTGAGAATTTTTGTAATTTTTGCAATACTGACGGCCGGCATTTTTCAGCTTGCAATGCTTATTACTGTAGAATCACCCAACAACAGCGGGATAGAATTATGATTGAAGAATTTAAAAATGCAATGCGTGATTGTGGTATAGAGCCACCGCGCGATATATTCCCAGACGGAGTTTTACGTCGTTTTAAAATAAAAAATAAATCGTGTGGATGGGTAATCCTTCACGGCGGTGATTACTGGGCCGGTGCATTTGGTGACTGGTCCAAGGATTTTAAAGCCAAGTGGAAGCAAAAAGAAAAAGAAGGTGTTAAAAAAATATACTCAAAAGAGGAGATTGATAGGATAAAAAATCACAAAAAAGAGGAAGAAATTAATCGAAGAATAAAACGCTCTGAAGCTGCAGTTTTTTCACAAAATATTTGGAGCTTAGCTAATGAATGTATATCGCACACCTATTTAACAAAAAAACGTGTTAAGTCGTATGGCCTAAAAGCTGCCACAAACGGTATACTTTTAGTACCAATTTATAACCGTTTTGGTGCACTTGTTAACCTGCAGCGTATTTATGCTGACGGGACAAAAAAATTTATGACAGGCGCCGAGATTACGGGATGTTTTTTTATGATAGAGGGAGAGTCAGACACTATCATAATATGCGAGGGATACGCCACTGGAGCTAGTATACATGAGCATTATGGATGCACTGTTGTTGTAGCATTTAACGCCGGTAATTTGCCGGCAGTCGCTAAAAGCATTGCTGAGATATATAGAGGCAATGAAATCATTATCGCAGCAGATAACGACGAGTCAGGAGTCGGTGAGCGTAAGGCTAAAGAAGCATGTTTGGCGATTGGATGCAGTTACATTATGCCGGATGTTGTAGGCATGGATTTTAATGATATAATAAGCATGAGTTTATAAGAATCGTGTGAGCAGGCATTAATCTTATTGGCTTTATACAGAAACATCTATATTCGACCCTGCTCGGTTGTTTATAGATGTTTTTTTTTGCATTAAAGGAAATTTATGAATAGACATAAAAAAATTAATAAATCTGCAAGGGAAATAGTTATTTATTTAAGAAAAGAAAAGCTTTTATTGGAGACACAATCAATCGATGAGCTTTTGGACAAATTCGGACATACTGAAAGAAGGAAAGCAATAAAGCGCCAAATAATTTATATTTGGGGCGCTAGAACATGAGTAAATTTGATGATTTTGAAAAAAGAAGGCCTCCTGATTCTAATTATAATTCTATTCTAGACGACCATACGCCACTAAAATCATTAGACCTAACAAAACACATCGACAAAAACAGCCTTCTTTACCGCCTTTCTGAACAAACAGCTTATGAATGTGACCTTCCAATAAGCACAGTCATGATGTGTGGTTTAGGCGTTTTCAGCACAGTTTCTTGTAGAAAATACGCCGTAAATTATGAGCATTATGGAAAGCTTCCAATTTCACTTTATGTCATCGGAGAGCAGCCAAGTGGGACCGCAAAATCAAGGTGTCTAACCGTTTTTCAAAAGCCTTTTTTTGGGCTAATCAAGAAAATAAAAAACTCACTAATAGAGGAATTAAAAGACCTTGAAGAAGACGAGGCTGCAAAACAGAGAGACAAAGACGATTTAAAATCACGCATAAATAACATATCAAGGTCGTTGTTTATAAACAACACAACACCAGAGGCTCTTGAAATAATAACCGGACAGAACAACGGTTTTTTTAGCGTTGTTTCAGCCGAGCAGGGGGCCATAGATTCACTAATCGGGGGAATGTATAAGGGTGCTGGTTCAAAATCAAATAACGACGCGGTATTGCATGGCTTTGACGGCGGCTTTATGTCGTCATCCAGGGTAACTCGCGGCGGACACGTTGGTACTGTTGTTGGCGGATTGGTGTGCTTTGCTCAAGATGGCACGTCACATACTATTTTAAGCAGTTCCAACGGAACCGGGTTGGCAGAAAGGTTTTTGTTTCTTGCCGAGGAAACGTTTTTAGGTAAACGAGATATTGTTGGAAAGCAAAACCGTCATGATAGTTCGATATGGCTTGACTATGACAAGAAATGTTCAAGCTTTGAGCAGGTATTACATGAGCAAGTTGACTATGATGACATTAACTGTTTGTCAATTTCAACAGAGTCATGGGAGCTGATAAAAAAGTTCCGTCAATTTCTTGAGCCTATGATTGCTGACGGCGAGAAATACGCAATAGCAGGGCTACGTGGCATGATTGCAAAAATCGACGCGCAGGTTATGAAAATAGCGGCTAATTTGCATGTTTTTGAGTCCAGTGTGGTTTTAAATCCAATAATAGACGACAAACATATTTTATCCGCACTACATATTTGCGCAGAGTTGGTTAAATCGTGGCATCAAACTTGTGAGAATGTTGGGATAACTGGCGATAAAGCAGCGTATGAGTCAATATTGACTTTATTCGCTGAAAATCCACGTCGAAGGGATGAGAGAAATATTATATTATCAAAGAGAGCAACATTACCGTTTAGAGATTTTAAGGGCGATAAATACGCTGAGATAAGGCGAGTACTTATTGAAATGGTTAAACTTAATCTACTGCAATTAGAAGTTGAGGACGGTAAGAAATACTATCGTGTGTAAAGTGTGCATAGCCTGTGTATAGTGACTATACACAGGCTTAAGCCACGGAATATAAGGGTTTATATAGTATATGTGTATAGTGTATAGTATTATATGTATTCTTTCTTTCTTTCTTTCTTTTTTATATGGACATCTAATGAAATTTTTACTCTCACACACGCACACAAAGGTGTACTATACACATTATACACAAATGGCTGTAAGCCACGGCTGGCGTGGCTTAAGGCTGTGTATACTCGTTATACACTGTGCATAACAACTTAATACACAAGCAGGAAATATCATGACAATAACAGCGAAAATTGATGGAAAAATAGCTCGCGTTGGCGAGTTGAAACCATTATCCAATGGCAATAGCGTTTATAACTGCACAATTGGCGTTTGGATTGAGAAAGAAAACCGCGCTGAGTATGTACAGGCAGCTTGTTTTGGTGAATTGGCTGCTACGGTATCACTTTTAGAAAAAAACGCCGCTATCAGCGTGATAGGTGCCTTAAGGCTAGTTGAGTACACATCACGTGACGGCGTTTTGAAGCAGGCGCTCAATGTCACGGTAAATAATTTCATTGCATTGTAAAAAAATACTTTACAAAAGGTTAGTTGTGTGATTTAATATATCCAACGTCGAAACAAAGACGTTTTCACACAAACTAACCGAGGATAAGAAAATGAAAGCATATATTTACAACGTTGAAACAAAAGAAGTTGTCGCGGAAATAAAAGGCGATGATAACAAATCAATCGAAGCTAAATTTGATGAAATTGGTTATGACACTGATGAGTATGGATTAACCTACAGCCAAGCATTTGGAACAGTTGACGGCCTAATAATTGATGGCGATTTCGAAGTTATCGATGTCCGCGGATAATAATTAATAACAATATAGCCATGGACGGCTTTAAACGAGGATAAGAAAATGAAACAATACAAAATGATTGAAGCAAAAACACAGATGATGTTTATTACTCGCGGGATTAATGCAAAGGATTGCATCAAGCAAATTGAGCATCAGCTTGGCTATAAAGCAAAAATTTTCATAATTGAATCAAAAAAGGTACACTAAAATGAAGAAATTATTAATAGCATTAACATTGATCAGCCTGTCTGCTTGCTCGGCAACAACAGGTTTTCAGCGTATGGCGTCGGGTGAAATAGGATGCCCACCTGAAATTATAAAAATAAGCAATGAGAATTCACAATGGGTTCTTGACGGACTGAGGACGTATCAAGCAGAATGTAACGGAGTTGCGCATTTTTGCTCATTCAGTAACAAGGATTTTGGGTCGCTTAGATGCAAAGAAAGGACAGTTAAATATTAGTTTGCAATGGAATTATTTGATTATCCAGATAATCTAATACCTCGCATGATGCTAGAAATAGCAGATAATTGTGGTCAGACGGTAGCAATGACGCTATTGCTTAATTATCCTGGCGTTCACGTTCGCATACCAAAAACCCCAACGATGACGCATAAACTTGCTGAATTGCTTGGGTTTGACGCATTTAAAAAGTTGTGCGAGATTTACGGTAATGAGGTTATTCAGATCCCAAGAGCAGCAGCTGCTATACGAGAGCTTCGTAATCAGCAAATATTACGAGATTTTGCTGGTGGAATGATGCAATCAAGCATCGCGCTACAGTATGGGATTACAGAGAGGCAGGTTAATCGTATATGCAATAATGTAAAACTATGCAATCAGCAAGATATGTTTGACGGTTAGGAAGCAATTCTCAAGCTTTAGACTATATTTATTATTTATAATGAGAGGCGACAAAAAATATCATCAAATAGGTGTACACCATGACATTACAAAATATTTTTAACCTTTTTAAAAAAGGCTCAGAGATCGATAATCCGGCTCTATGGAAATCTGTTCAGTTGAAGGCTAATAATGTCACTACGCTTCTGGTTGCGGTGTCATCTATAGCCGCTATTTATGGGTATGATTTTCATATCAGTGAAGAGCTAATGCAAACAATGGGCGCTGGTATTGTTGCATTTCTGACAATAGCGAATAGCGTGCTGACCGTGATTACATCCAAAAAGGCTGGACTATGATAAACCAGGAAATTTTAAACTGGTTTTTCGGTCTGTTTGGAATTTTAGCCGGCGCCGTTTTAAAAGTTGTTTGGGACGAAATAAAAGGTCTGCAAAATGCTCAGGAAAAGCTTACTGAAAAAACAGCAAATATTGAAATTCTAGTTGCTGGTAATTATGCGACCAGGGATCATGTAGACAGGATATACAGGGAGCTTGCTTCTGCGTTGTTTAAAAAGCTTGATAAAATAGAAGATAAACTTAACGACAAGGTTAACCGTGCAGAAATTAATAGATAAAGAATTGACTTTCTATGAAAACTTGATAAATGATTTATTTTTCGGTGTTATAAAAGACTGATATGGCAAGACCATCATTTAAACCAACGGACGAAGAGAGAAAACTAGTTGAGTCAATGAGCGGCTATGGCGTCCCATTACCGCATATTGCAGCTCTAGTCAGGGATGGTATAGACGATGATACCCTCGCAAAGCACTTTAAAAAAGAACTTACGCAAGGTAAAGCAAAAGCTAATAGCAAAGTAGGACAGACGCTATTCCAGAAAGCAGTTGCTGGCGACACCAGCGCGGCTATTTGGTGGAGTAAAACACAAATGGGATGGAAGGAAACAATTGTTACAGATAAAAAAGTAGACCATACTAGCAGTGATGGCAGCATGACACCTAAAACACTGATATTAACTAGAGCGGAAATAGAGCAGCAACTAATAGATGCAGGTATAGACCCAGACAAAGTAAAGCTTGATGAATGAGTATTGTCGATGCGTTAAGAGCAGATCAGTCTAGGGAATCGTTCTGGTGTTTTAGACAGTACATGGACCCGAAATTAAAACGATCATGGTGGCCTAGGGAGATAGCCAACGAGCTACAAACATTTTTTGAAGACTATCAAGCCGGGCTTAGGCCTAAGCTTGTTATACAAGCACCGCCTCAACACGGAAAGAGTACAGCAGTTATAGACTGGCTGGCGTGGGTAGCTGGTAAGTCACCAGATACAAAGATTATATATGCTTCTTTTTCAGATAGACTTGGAGTTAGAGCGAATCTTAGGATTAGACGTATTATGGCTTCTGAAAAATATAAACGTGTTTTTGGAACACGTTTAGGTGGACAGGTTACACAAGATTATTTTGAGTATGCAGATAAGACAGGATATTTCAGAAATACAACGGTGCGAGGTTCTGTTACAGGAGAAAGCCTTGATATAGGGGTCATAGATGACCCTATTCGAGGCCGTTCAGATGCTAATAGTGAGACGATAAGGAGCTCAGTATGGGATTGGTTCACTGATGATTTTAGCACTAGATTTGCTGACGACGGAGCGTTGCTTATTATCCTGACACGATGGCATATTGACGACCCAGTAGGGAGACTGATAGAGCTTGATCCTACAGTCAAAGTGTTACGCTATCCAGCAATCGCAGAGGATGATGAGGCTCACAGAAAAGCTGATGAACCACTTTTTAAAGAGCATAAAAGCCTTGAATTTTTAAAGTCGATGAGAGCGCGTATGCTTCCATCTTCTTGGAATTCGCTTTATCAGCAAAATCCTACGCTTGCTGATGGCGAGGTATTTAAACCTGATATGATGCAGTTAGTTGATGCGATACCGTCAGACTGTAATCGTTATGTTAGGGCTTGGGATTTAGCCGCCACATCGAAAGGTGACTGGACGGTAGGTATCAAGATGACCCGTGATAAATATCGTTGGTACATTGTCGATGTAGTGCGGATGCGTGGAGCTCCGCACGAAGTAGAGGCTGTTATACTTAATACCGCTAAACGTGATGGAGCAACATGCAAAATCAGGCTGCCCCAAGACCCAGGACAGGCCGGAAAATCCCAGGCCGCACGGTTTGTAAATATGCTTGCAGGGTTTAAAGCGGAAGCATTACCCGTTACAGGCGACAAGGAAACAAGAGCCGGTCCATTTGCTGCACAGGTAAACATAGGCAACGTGTCTGCGTTGCGTGGTGCCTGGATAGCTGCATTGATAGACGAAATGAGGGCATTCCCTAATGGCGCGCACGATGACCAAGTGGATGCTTGCGCTGATGCGTTTAACGACCTGACGCCTATCGGAGAAATAGAATTTAAAGCGGTTGGGTCTAGAGTGATCAACGAAACAGAACAAAGAACACACGGCAGTATTGATACCATTGCCAACACAAACAACCTAAAAGGCTGGTGAGATGAGTCTAATTGACAGATTTAAAAAGATTATTGTACCAAGCGTTAATTATGCAGAGGAGCAGTCTTTAGGCGCCAAGCCAAGCATGGCCGAGATTGCCACAGTAAAAAACGGAAGAGACATAACGCGCGGATGGATCCCAGATAATTTAATCATGAGCGCCAGTGATACGGTGCTAGAGACGCGCGGAAGCGGTGATTATACAATCTATGAAGAGCTGGCTAGAGACGACCAAGTTAAGACATGCCGCCAGCAGCGCGAGCTAGCCTTAATCTCGAAAGAGTGGGGCGTTGATCCTGGCGATAGCAGCCGCAAAGCGAAGAAAGCCGCTGATAGATTACAGGTATTACTTGAGCGTTTGGCTTGGGACGACAAAACACAAAAGATGCTATCTGCGGTACTATATGGATACTCGGTTGCTGAGTGCATGTGGCAGACGGATGGATCAGAAATTACATTGTCAGATATTAAAGTCCGTAACCGCAGCCGCTTTGGTTTTTTGCCGTCTGGTGAGTTGCGATTGATTACCCCTAGTGATTACTCAATGGGCGAGGCGCTGCCACCTGCTAAATTTTGGGCTTTTGCGTGCGGTGCAGACCACGATGATGACCCGTATGGGCTTGGCCTTGGGCATTACCTTTATTGGCCTGTGTGGTTTAAAAAAAATGGCATTAAATTCTGGCTGCAATTCCTTGAAAAATTTGGGCAGCCGACAGCAATCGGAACCTATCCAATATCATCATCCGACGCAGAAAAAGAACGCCTGTTAAAAGCGTTAAGCGCGATCCAGAGCAGCACAGCAATCAGAATACCTGAAGGAATGCAAGTAGAACTCCTTGAGGCTACCCGCTCCGGCACCGCCGACTATACTGCCCTTGTTGACCGTATGAACGCGGCTATCAGCAAAGTGTATATAGGGCATTCAGCCGGGGCAGATTCAACACCAGGTAGATTGGGAGGTGAGGACAATGCTGGCGAAGTCAGAGAAGACTTGATAAAAGCTGATGCAGACTTAGTGTGTGGATCGTTTAACCGCACAGTTGCTAAGTGGTTAACCTATTATAACGATGGTGACAATGTGGCACCGCCAAAAGTATGGCGTAATGTTGAGCAGGAAGAAGATTTAAAAGCGTGTGCCGATAAAGATAAAGTAATCTTTGACATGGGCTATAAGCCGACGCTGAAATATATCCAAGATAAGTATGAAGGCGAATATGAAGAATCCTTGCAGCCGACTACAGACAAGACTGAACCAGTCATAACTGACAAACCAGCGCAATTTGCCGAGCCTGTAGTAACTGACATTGACCCTACGCCAGTATCAGCGCAAACCGATATACTGGCCGCAGCCGCTGGCAACTCAATTAAAAATTGGGTGGACACCATACGCGCAAAAGTAGACAGCGCAGACAGCTTGGAAGCCTTACGCGATGACTTGCTGGCTAGTTATGCAGATTTAGATAGCGAGCAGCTAACTAACGTGATGACGCTGGCATTTGCAGCGGCGGATTTGTCAGGGCGTTATGATGTTACCAGTGAATAATATCCATTATAGCCCTGTATCAGGGTTGATACGTTGTTATCGTGATGGCTATAGCTATGCTAAACGTGATGATTATATCCTGGTCATATCAGTCAATTGGTTGTCAGATAACACGGTGTTTTTATTCGGCGCGCACGGCGAAATGAATAGAGGGCAGTGGCTGAGAATATTGAAAACGCTCTATGAAAAAGGTGCAAAATATGTGCAAATGCAGAGAGCTAATGGCCGCAAAATGCCGTATGCCAGTGTAGTCGGGATAGGCGAACATGAGACGTTATGGAGTCTCGATCTTGACGAGATATTCGGTGAGTGAATTTTTATGCCACTAAAACTAAGCCCCACACAGATAGCGTTTAACTCGCGTGGCGACGGTAAATTCAATCAGCCGTTTGATGAGCAGGTAGAATTTTTAAAGCAAAAACTTAATATTCCTACTGATAAATGGGACGACATACTGAAAGCCGCACATGACCGCGCCTTTACAGTTGCAGGAGCGGCTAAGGCAGACTTGCTTAATGACCTGCACACAGCAGTCAATAAAGCCGCACAGGATGGTAAAAGCATTGGATGGTTTAAAGAGAATTTCGAAGCGATTGTGCAAAAGCACGGATGGGAAGGCTGGACAGGGAGCGACACATTGCCGGGTAGGGACTGGCGCGCGCGGGTTATTTATAATACTAATTTGCGTGCCAGTTACGCAGCCGGGCGCTATGGTGAGTTAACTAACCCTGACCTACTGAAGAGCCGCCCTTACTGGAAATACGTGCATAATGACACTGTGGCTCACCCAAGGCCACAACACAAAGCCTGGGGTGATAAACCGGTAGTGTTGCGCTATGATGACCCGTGGTGGCAAAGCCATTTCCCCCCGAACGGCTTTGGGTGCCGGTGCCGTGTCGCAGCAGTCAGAGCAAAAGAATACAATGGCGATGCAGCGCCGAACGATGGAACTTACACGGTGGAAGACAGAAACGGTGTAAAGCACACGCTACCGAATGGCGTTGATTATGGGTGGGATTATTCCCAAGGTAAATCTATTGCAAAGCAGATGCAACAGTTTGTTGATAATAAGGTGGCGAGCTTGCCATCCGTATTAGCCGATGCTTTTTTAGCCGAGATAGCGAAAATAATCAAAGACGACCCGTCAAATACAAAGTGAGATTGAAATAATGAAAGCAAAAGACCTTATAACCCTGTTAAATACCATTGATGCCGATGCTGACGTACTAACTCCTGTTGATAATAAAAACGGACTAGCCAATGAATTCACATTGACACCAATACATGTTATCTATAATGCCGCAGGAACTTCTTTAAACTCAGCACCACATACGATGTCAAGCGCAGATGATGAGGTAGCAACCGGCGCATATTTGCTAGACGGAGTATGGAGCGTTACTTTTAACGTCGAGAAGCGCAAGCACAGCCAACATGATTGAAGTTGAATTTGACGGACGCAGAATACAGGCAGCGCTTGGTGGATTGCAGCGTGCAGTAGGTAATCTATCACCCGCTTTACGATCGATTGGCGAAGAACTGAAAGAGTCTACACATAAGCGGTTTGTTAGTCAGACAGCACCGGACGGCCAGCGATGGGCGCCCAATAGCACGGTTACAATCGAGCGGAAAGGGCACAGCAAGCCATTGACAGGCACCACCGGGCAGCTTGGGGACTCTATCAATACGCGCATGATCGGCAATGATGCCGTGGAAATCTATAGCCCGATGGAATATGCAGCCATGCAGCAATTTGGCGGCACTAAAGCCGAGTTTCCACATTTATGGGGCGACATTCCAGCACGGCCATTTTTTGGCATATCAAACGAAGACGAAGCCAATATCCTGGATATTATCCGCGAGCATTTAGAAAGCTCTTTATAGCATTAAGAAGCACGTCATAATCACATAAACCAACAACTGCGTAGAATCTGTAGTCATGAATAAAAAAATCCAGATTTTCAAAGCCGGAAGTCACACTGCGATGAGCGGCGCGACAATGGACTTCTCAGAGTCAGACCTTCAAGCTTCGGCCAGTGCCTATAATCCGGCGCTTCATGAGGCACCTATCGTGGTTGGGCATCCAAAAGCCGACGCGCCAGCCTATGGTTGGGTCAAGTCCCTAAGCTTTGCCGACGGACTCGAAGCCGAGCCACACCAGGTAGACGAGGCATTTTCAGAACTTGTTCAGGCCGGGCGTTACAAAAAAATATCTGCAAGTTTCTACACGCCGGATGCTCCAACTAACCCCGTGCCGGGTGTTTATTATTTGCGGCACGTGGGCTTTTTAGGCGCACAGCCGCCAGCAGTTAAGGGACTAAAGCCTGTTGAGTTTTCGGAATCCGACGAGTGCATCGAGTTTTCCGATTGGGATGACATGACTAACGCTACTCTATGGCGCAATTTACGCGAGTTTTTTATCTCAAAATTTGGCATTGCCGTTGCAGACGAAACCATCCCAGGCGAATCTGTTGGGCAGCTTGAACAAAGCGCACAGGAAGAGCTTGCAAAACCGGAAGAATCACAACCTATTAACTACCAGGAAAATACCATGACCCCAGAAGATCAGGCGCGATTAGAAGCGCTGGAAGCTGAAAACAAGCTTTTGAAACAACAACAGGCCGACTTTGCAGAGGCTGAAAAAGCCCGTAAAACGGCAAGCATCCACGCGGATAACCTAGCTTACGCTGAATCTCTGGTTAAAGCCGGCACATTGCTACCTGCTCAGAAAGATGTTACCGTGGCAACACTTGACTTCTTGGCTAGTCAAGAGCAGGTTGTCGAATTTGGCGAAGGCGACAGCAAGAAACCTTTGATTGATTCCGTAAAAGAGCTGTTTAAGGGCTTGCCGAAACAGATTGAATTTAGCGAAGTGTCACAAGAAACTGGCAATATTGACCTGACCGGAAGCGACGCATCCAGCGCACAACACAAACAAAAATGGAACTCAAGTGCAGAGTTACGCGCTGAATTTGGTGAATTTGATACATACGTTGCTTTTGCCAAAGCTGAAAACAACGGTCTAGTTAAAATTAAGGGGTAACAGATGGCAACTTTAGCAGTAGATAAACCAAGAACCTATGCGGTACACGGTGCCGAGTATGATAGCGATGTGCCAATGATTGCATCAGATATTATTTACGAAGGCGCGGCAGTTGGCGAAAACGGCTCAGGATATTTCCGCCCGTTGGTAGCAGCCGACCCGTTTGCTGGATTTGCACTCAAGAGAGCGGATAACGCTACTGGCGCCGCTGGTGCTGTAAATGCGCATGTACGCGCACGTGGCACGATCATTTTAGCAGTTACCGGCGTTACAGCTGTAACGGATGAAGGCTCGACTGTTTATGCTTCAGACGATGACACCTTTACGCTCACTTTGACAAGTAATACAGCCATCGGCAAAGTAGCTCGTTATATCAGCGGCACACAGGTCGAAGTATTTTTCGAAGCCGTCTCTCTCAGATCAATTTAAGGATTTAACACAATGGCAAATTTAATCACCAGCCGCGCTATTATCGGCAAATTTTACCGCGCTCTTGAGCAGGACATTGGCAACACTTGGGTTCCAGGCGTATCGATGCTGTTTAACTCAGATCAAGAATCTGAAACCTACGCATGGTTGGGGCAATCTCCAGCAATGCGCGAGTGGATCGGCGCTCGCCATGCCAAGGGATTAAGCGAAAGTTCAATCACTATTGCTAACAAGAAATTTGAGGCAACTCTTGAAATCCCTGTTGACTGGATTCGACGCGATAAAACCGGCCAGATCGATGTGCGTATTAACGAGCTTGCTCAACGTGCAAACTCGCATTGGGCTAGTCTGTTGTCAACGTTGATTATCAATGCTGAATCTACAGTATGCTATGACGGACAATACTTTTTTGATACTGACCACGTTGAAGACGATTCCGGCTCCCAGTCTAACGATATCACCTATGACGTAACTACGACCACCGCACCGACCGCCGCAGAAATGCAGAGCGCTATCCTTAAAGCTACCGAGCAATTGCTAGGCTTTAAGGATAACCAAGGCGAACCGATGAACGAAAATGCACGTGAGTTTATCGTGCAGATTCCAGTGGCTTTCTTGTCCGCTACTGCGGCAGCATTGGGAGCGACTATCATTGCTCAGGACTCTAACCGCATCCAGGCTCTTGGGTCTTTGGGTGGCTTTAGATACCGTCTCGAAGTCAATGCTCGTTTGACATGGACTACCAAGTTTGCACTTTTTAGAGCGGATGGACCGACAGCAGCATTTATCCGTCAAGAAGAAGAATCTATCAAAGTGGCGGCAATTGCCGAAGGCTCAGAGTTGGAATTTAACAACGACGTGCATCGTTATGGCGTTAAAGCCATGCGTAACGTTGGTTATGGTTACTGGCAACGCGCCGTATTAACTACATTGATATAAGGATAAGCCGGGATGATTATTAAAGCCTTAAAAAGAATAGTAGTCCCGGCTGGCACCAGGCTGGTGCTAAGTCAGGAGCAGCATGAAGCCAGGCAGCACAGCCTATTTTCTGGCTGGCCAGGCTCGGCATTAGTTACCAAAGACATCGAATTTAAGGCTGGCGAGACTTTAGAGGTTTACGGCGAGATGTCCAGGTCTGTGCCTGTTGGGGATTATGTTGTTATTGAGTCTGATGAGCCAGAGCCAGAGCTAGAGCAGGAAAAGCCGCGCAAAGCCAAGGCATTAAAAGAGGCTGGTGAATTATGAAAAGTCCTTTAAGAGCTACGAGGGATGCGTGGGTTTTTGACAGCTGGTCAGAGGTTACTTCGGAAGGTGTAACCGCTGAAAATTATGGCAAAGGTCATATTATTGTAGATGGTCGTCAATACTGGTCAGACGGAGATGGATGGAATCCAGTGGCAAATTCCACGCTAACTTGGACAACCAAGCCGACAGCAGCCGAGTTTGGCAGAGGGCAGGCTTGGTTTAATGATATTGGCGTTATTGGTTATAGTGATGGTTATAAGTGGTCTTTTAAAGGGAGCTATATCCCAAGATCACACATGCCTATACCGTCTGGCTATATAGACACAACCGACGTTTTGGCCGATTATTCGCTAGTCCAAGTTAACGGCACGGTTACTCAAGACACTACGGGCAGGTATAAAACAGGAACATCAACATTGCTGATGGATATACCTGCGCATACGCCTTTTGGTGAGGTTAAAATCACATCAGGCACTAAGTCATTAGATTGGTCAGACATGGACGTGCCCCTAATCGTCACGTTTTATGTTGATTACATTGATTTAACTGTGTCAGATATGGCGCTTGAGATATGGATTTCTAATGGCGCGGGTATGCTTGCTACTAACCGCTCTTACGCTGTAATGGCAGGTAAAATTACACAGGGTTGGAACACGCTAGCTATTGACAAACATCCTACTGGTAACGCGCCATTTGCGGCAAACTTTGTGCAAAATGGCACTAATGCGGTCGATTTTGCAAACCCAATTGTTAGCTATAGAGCGACCATACCTGGTAGTACAACTGTCAATAGACAAATATGGTTTGACTCGTTTCAGCACGGCAGAAAAGAGCGCCCAAAGGTTGTGCTAACGGTTGATGATGGTTATACAACAAGCTACACAGTATTTTTTAAAGAGTTACAAAAGCGTCGCCTCCGCGGAACGCATTTTCTGGAGGGTGAAGCATTGGGTAACAGTGGCTATATTACACTAGCCCAAGCAAAAGAAATTAACGCAGATAATAATCACTATATCGGCGTGCACGGCAGACATTTAAACGAGCAGGGCGTTAATGCTTGGCACGCTAATCCCGCTGTAGAAATAGCCAGAGCTATCGACTCACTAAAGACGCTAGGTCTATCTGATTGTATTTATGGGGCATGGCCGCAAGGTATTTATGCTCCAGAAGATCACGCGCTCATGCAGCAGGAAGCGATGAATCAAGGATTACTTGGCATGAGAGGTACGCGTAACGGCTATCATTATTTTAATGATGGATGTTATAACCCCATGAATATTTTTTCCGTAGATTTGAATGTATCTGTCACTACATTAGCACAAGCTAAGGCGTCAATAGATACCGCGATATTGTGGGGATGTTCAATTGTTTTTTATTGTCATAATATTGATACAAGCGGAACGGCTGGATCGTGGCAAACACAGGACTTTTTAGACCTGCTTGATTATATAGTTGTAAAAAGAGCAGCCGGATTGATCGACGATGAACGGTATGATGACTTTATGGCAGTAGGTACGATTATTTAATCGTACCTACATAACCCAATAATAATACTAGCGCAAGACGAGCGCCTAATAAATGGCCTACTGCACAAAGCAAAACCTGATTGATAGATTCGGCGAGGCTGAACTTATCCAGTTAACAGACGAAAATAATTTAGGTGTTATTAATGACACTGTACTAACTCAGGCGATAACCGATGCCGATGCAGACATTAACAGCTATTTGACTGCATATCCGCTACCATTAGTGACTATTCCTGCTAATCTTGTGCGCATTGCTTGCGATATTGCTCGATATTATCTGTTTGATGATCAAGTGGTATCGCAGGTAGAAACCCGCTATAACAACGCGATTAAATACCTACAAATGGTAGCAAAGGGGCAGATTACTATAGCACCAGATACTAGCGGAGATATTGCGACAACAGAGGCCAGCGGTGTTGATTATGTGGAAGGTACACAAAGCTTTGACAGTGACGAATTTTAACCATTCAATTTTTAAAAAGAGATAAAAAATGAAAAAAATAACAAGATACTTACTATTACCATTGTTGTTTGCCGCATCCTTTTCTGCATCAGCGCTAGGCTTGTCTGATTATGCGGAAAACAAAGTAGCTGACGTGTTGTTCAGAAACACTGCGTTTTCGGAATCCTCCCCTGCTTCATATTACGTTTTTCTATCATCGACGGCATGTTCTGACTCTGCAACCGGCACAGAATTAACCGGAGGCAGTTATGCGCGCGTAGGTGTGACAAGGGCAACTGCATCATGGAAAGGCACGCATGGTACTACTACTGGCGCAAGCTCAGGAACTAACGCAACCATTAGCAATGCCGCCGCCGTTACATTCCCTACCGCAACCGCAGATTGGGCGACCGCATCCCATTGGGGCATTATCGATAGCGCATCCGGCGCTGGGAATATCATAATTTGTGCTGCATTAACAGCAAACAGGACAATTACCGCAGGCGCCACAGCATCGTTTGCTATTGATGCCCTAACAATTCAGATTGACTCTAACTAATATAATGAGAAAGCTATTATTTATTATGTTAATCTGGCTGGCAGGTTGCGCTATGGCTCCTGATATTGTGGAACTAAAAGCATCTAAAGTAATACCTTTGAGCGGAACTGCCATATTGTTTAAAACAGGCGTTACTCATGATTGATTTAACTGACGAATTAATAGAGGGGCCGCTGGCGTCAGAATTTACGGTATTGTTAGCTGAACAGTCGACTGATTTGATGGCAATTAAGGCTATCTTTGATCGTAAAGATATAGAGGTATTTGGCAATCTGCGGGTACATGATATAAAGCAATACATATCATTAGTCGGGCTAAGGCTGGCGATATTAGAATCAAGCGCTATATCTGCCAAAGAGTTTAATTTAGCGTTGGAAGATTTCAAGGACTCCGGATTCGACTTGTTTAATGAGTTGATTTATGGGCGGGTTGTCCAAGTGCTGGATGCGTTGGTGGCCGAAACATTGATTCCAGATTTTACCGAAACCCATAAGTTAACTATTTTAAGCTTAGGCAAAAATCTAGTGTCTCGCGCAGAACAGTTAAGTATAGTTGTATCTCTGCAAGATTTGGCAACATCGATTTATAATGACGACGGAACCAGGAGATAGTTATGGCTACCGCGGTAAAAAATGCCCGAACAATTGTTGCCTCTGCCACAAATAGCGCCAGTTCCACAACCAGAGGCAGGCTCGATTTGCAGACTGCACTAGGTGGCATCATTACCATGAAAATAACTAATGGAGGGACACTAGGCGCACAATGCGAAGCGCGGATACTTATATCTCACAACGCCACAATGCCAGCCGCCGGTTCAGCCGGTACAGACTGGAAAACTGTATATCGAGTTGGAAACGGTGTTGTATCAGGTACAGTAGGCGAATGGAGTTATACGTTTGGCCCTGAGATTATGAGTGTAGAGGTTGAGTTTACCGGTAACACGACAAATAGCTGTACTGTTGAGGCGTATGCATCTGAAATAACATCAATGGGATAAGTTGTGACTATCTATGTCCCTCCAAAACGGATATTAACACAGCAGCCACAATCACTACTGCGTATCAGTGATAGCCCTATCTCTGATGGCTTAGTTGCGTTTGTCAATCCAGCAACACAGTATACATCCGTACTAAATAAGTTTGTCACATACACTGGTAGTGCAAGTTTAGCGGTTGACGAATACGGTTATAGTTATGACTGCAACGAAACATCATCACCTATTGATATAGGTGCGGCCTCCGGCATCCAGTCGATCCTTGACCAGACTAAACCGTGGTCGATAGCATGTAAAGTTAAAGTCACAACTCTAACTGATCAGACTATTATTGGAGATCATAATACATCTGCAGATAACCTGTCGTTTTATCTAGCTTCATTAGCATCTGGAACATTCACGCTAGTGGGTTTTAAGTCAGATTATACAATAGGGTCGCAAATATCGGGCGGATCATCATCTTTGGGATGGCATGACATACTCGCTGTATTTTCAGGCGGCTCAAATTTTACAGCGAAATTGTATGTCGATGGTGTCTTAGTTGGCACGGGTTCTGCGTCTAGCGCACAACAAGCCACAGGGACGGCACTAAGATTAGGTATGCCAGGATCATATGCTTCGGCTGGCTTTAACGGTCAAATAGCTTATGCAGCCTTTTTTGGTTTAGATAAGTCTCAGTATGTAAATCAGTTAAAAGACAATCCTTGGCAGTTACTATCAACACATCAAAATAATTTATATTTTCAAGGCGCATCGGAAGTAGATTTATCTAGTGCGTCTGTATCAACAGCCAGCGCCAGCGGGACAATTACCAGCCAAATAGCGATAGCTGGCGCCTCTGTATCATCGACTATAGCGACGGGTGGCTTAAACAGCTCCATTGATTTGGCTGGTAGCGCGCAAGCGGCGAGCGTAGCAACAGGCGCAATAACAAGCATACTATCATTGTCAGGCGCTTCCGCATCAAGCACAATTGCAGGCGGTCAATTAACGCTAAATATGATTATTGCTGGCGATGCCATTGCAAGCTCTGTTGGTGTTGGTCAGTTGTTGATGGAGCAAGCATTATCAGGATCAGGAGCCGCGCAATCATCAGCATCAGGTAGCTTAGACGGTGGCGCAGGATTATCAGGCGCAGCAATTGCACAAGCCGTTGCATCCGGCGCTATCACTATGACCATGACGCTATCAGGCGCGTCGTTATCAAGCGCATTAGCTAGTGCTGGCATGGTAATGGATCAGCCATTATCAGGCGCGTCTATATCAGGTTCAATAGCGGCAGGCGATTTAACCAGCTTGGCAGGTGGGGCGTTAGCAGGTGCCAGTCAAAGCACGGCAAGCGCAACCGGGCAGTTATTTATTGATGTGCCTATATCCGGCGCGGCCACTGCCAGCGTTTCAGGAACAGGAAACATAACCGCAATTATGCCTATCAGCGGTGCATCGGCGGCTATTACAAATGCCGCTGGTGATCTTACCGTTAGTCTTGAAACTGATTTATCAGGTAACGCTTTAGCTCAAGTGTTAGCTGGCGGCGACATTAAAATGACGCTTACAATGGACGGCGCAAGCGTCTCACAGGCTATGGCAACAGCCGCCCTGTCTACTGATTTAGACACTAGCGCGATTTATGATACCCGATTTGAAGTAATCGCAATATTAAGAAATTATGAGGTCAGAGCATGACGTTAAAAAGATGGCCAGACAAAGACCCTGTTGAAAAGCTTGGGCTAACGTTTACTTTTGCCGACGCGATGGCAACCGGCGAAACAATTACAACGGTGAGCCTATCCGTAGCCGTTAAATCCGGCACCGATGCGAGTGCAGCGGCTATGCTAGATGGCGTGGCTTCGATCATTGCCGGTCAGGTTTTTCAGCGAGTCAAAAGCGGCGTAGATCAAGCGGTCTATTTGGTGCGATGCGATGCCACTCTATCATCAGGTCGTGTGATAGCGCTTGGCGCTCATTTGCCAGTTAAAGCGCTCTCATAACATTACGAACCAATACATAATCACACCATGCAGCCTCATTGCTACACTGCTATTAAGCCATAAATAATGAATCATGACACTTAGAAGCTTGGTAGAAGACCGGATAAAAAACACGATTACTGATTTTCGGGATATATCAGGCGCTTCAGATTTGCGCACGCTGCTTGCGTCGGCGGTGACACCACCAGGATGTTATATCTACCGAGAGAAAGCCACAGTCAAGCCCAATGCGATGCTTAACAAGGTCGTGCAGCAAAAAACCGAATACATTGGGCTTATTGTCGTAACTCGCAATGTCAGAGACGCACGAGGCGGCATTAATGCCGACGAAAGCGAGCAACTATGCGATTTAATAGAGACGCAATTGCTTGGCTATGAGCCGTCACAAGATTTTTCACCGCTTGAATATGCTGGCGGCGATCTAGTATTAATGCGTGACGGTTTACACTTTTGGCGCGAAGTTTACAAATCTGATAGAACTATCCGCAGCACTTAACCAGGAAAAAATTATGTCAGAACAAACAGAATATAAACCGGGTACGGCCTTTGTGATAGACCCCGAAAATGGCCTTGCCATACCGGAAGAGCAATATTTAGCAGAACAAGCGGCAAAGGCAGAACAAAAGCCAGCCAAGTCGATTCCAAAAATTACACCTAATGAGGCCTAACAATGGCATTAGCACAAAGAAAACGAGTCATCCTCGTTAAACTAGAAACTACCTACGGAACTGATTCATCACCTGTCGCCGCCGACGCGGTGTTATGCAGCGCATTAGAACTGACTCCTTTAGACGGTTCATCTGTTGAGCGTGATTTTATCCGTCCGTACTTTGGTAGTTCTGGATCAATCCGGGTCGAGAATTTTTGCTCGCTGACCTTTGATACTGAAATAGCCGGTGCGGGGACAGCAGGAAGCGCGCCAGAATGGGGGGCGCTATTAAGAGCCTGTAACTTTACACAAACATTGCTAGCCGCGCCGGTAACAGGAACCGCCACAGCAGGGACGACAACGACCATCACCCTTGCGGCCGGCGCTTCAGCGGTAGATGATTTTTACACCGGCATGACGCTCACTATCACGGGCGGCGCTCAATCTGGCACGGTGGCCAAAATAATCGGCTATGTGGGATCGACTAAAGTTGCTACCATCGGCAAGACACTGGCAGGAGCTATGGGCGCAACCAGTGCTTATAGTATTGGCGCAAATGCCATGTATCAACCTAATAGTGACTTTGGCACAGCTACAGCAAGCTCATCAGCTACCATCTATTTTAATGTTGATGGCGTACGTCATTCAATCAAGGGTGCTCGCGGGTCTGTCGCGTTCGATCTATCAGCAAAAGGCATACCTAAAATGAAATGGAAATTTACCGGCTTATTGGGGACTATTGCTGATGCTACATTGCCGTCAGCAGATTTTACCGGGTGGCAAGCTCCTGTTACCGTTTCGACTGCCAATACTACCGACATTAACCTGTTAGGCTATAGCGGCGCCGTCTTGCAGACCATCAATTTTGATATTGCAAACTCTGTTATTTACCGTCAATTAGTTGGCGCCGAATCGGTTCTGATTACCGACCGGAAGCCAGCAGGTAATGTCTCTATTGAGGCTACGCTTGTTGCAACTAAAGATTGGTGGACGGTCGCCAAAGACGCCACTACAGGCCCGTTTGTAGTTAAGCACGGACAGACAGCCGGTAACATTGTAAGTTTTGTAGCACAAAATGCACAGCTTGCAGATCCAAAATATTCTGACTCTGATGGCGTAGCGATGATGGACTTCAGTCTGATGTTTATTCCGTATGCCTCGGCAGGAAATGACGACATTAGAATTTGCGTTGAATAACGCCAAATAAACTGAGTTTTACGCCCGATACTCACTAAAAAATCGGGCGACCACGCATAAGAGATTATTGGCTTATGGATATTAATATCAATGTCTTCTTTAACGATAAAACGTTAAATAAGATTTTCACTAAACTTACAAAATTGGAAACCACAATGTCAGAATTTTTAGATCGCGTAAAAGCAGAATTAACTGAAATAAAAGACGCCCAAACAGCGGCACGTGCTTCTTTCGACTTGTTGATTGTTGAAGTACGTAAATTGATAGCTCAAGGCGATTTGACAGGTGCAGATCAGCTGTTAGTAGCAGCTCAGGAATTGAAAGACGACATCCTTGCGTCTGTTGCGGCTAATACAGAGTTGACTTCTGAAGTTGACGCTGTAAACGGCTAACAAACTAAGCTCAACCATTATTAATGCCGCTATTTAACGATAGCGGCATTTTTAAAACGTAACTCATTAATGGAAAAAACATGGCGTTTATTATAAAAAAAGACAAAAGTTATACATGGCCGATTACTATATCGGAGCCAGTTGACGGCGGCGGATTTAACGATCAAAAGGTACGTGTTAAATTTAAAATGTTGAGTCAGTCTAGGATTGACGAGATTATCAAAGATGAGGCAGAGCAAGACGCTGACATATTGAGCGATGTACTAATCGGGTGGGATGATGAGGCATTTAAAGACGAAAACGGCAATAGCTTAGCGTATAACGCAGACAATAAAGATTTAGTATTGTCAGTTCCTTTTGTGCGTGGGGCACTGGTAAAAGGCTTTTTCGCCTCAATTGCTGGAAAGGAAATAAAAAGAAAAAACTAATTGAAGCGGCTGAATATTATTGCTCGTTATCAGCGCAGGCCGATAGTGGGCAACTATATGAAGATGCCGCGTTATTAGGGTTAATGCTTCCCGAGATTGAAGAACATGAGTCTCATGACTTTGAAGTTTTTAAGGAAAATATGCCTGTCTTAGAGGCATTTTTTGTATTAGAAGGCAGCGCTTGGAAATACACAGGCATGGGCGACCTGATAGGCTTGGATGTCCAGGCTGCAAAGATAATCTGGGACTATCTACAGACAGAAATCACCCCTGATATTTTCAGAGGCATTATGCTGTTCACGAACACGGTCACACAAGAGCGCGGCAAGCAACGGAGTAAAAAATAATGAGCGACAAAAATCTTGATGTTGGCATTACGATCAAAACGACAGGCGGCAAGCAATCAGCTAACGAGATCGACAAGATAACCGCCAGCACCAAGAGCGCCGGTGCAGCATCGAAAGAGGCCAGCAGGGAGTTTGCAGCTATGGCCAAAACATTAAAAAAAATGTTTGCCGGTATCACTATTGCGACAATCACCAAGGACATACTCGATACAAACAGGGCAATGGAAAGCCTACGCGCACAGCTTAAAGCACTGTCAGGCAGTGCAGCTGAAGCACAAAGAACCTTTCAGTTTATCAGTAAGTTTGCAAAAGACACTCCATACGAAATCAGCGGACTTACCAAAACATTCATAATGTTGCAAAATTTTGGCATCAATCCAACTGCCAAAACTATGGAAGCCATCACTAACCAAGCCTCAAAGCTTGGTGCCTCACAAGAAACTTTGACAGGAATCACTTTAGCTTTAGGGCAGGCGTATTCAAAAGGCCGCCTACAGGCAGAGGAAATGAACCAGCTTACCGAGCGCGGCGTTCCAATTATGAAATTGCTGGCAGAAGTCACAGGGAAAAGTGGCGCAGCATTACAGGACATGGCGCAAAAAGGCGAAATAACACGCGATGTTATAGATAAGTTGATTGTAAAAATGGGAGAGCTAGCCAGCGGAAGCAATGCGGCTGCTATGGATACGCTGAACGGCAAAATAAGCAACCTATCCGACGCTTGGCATAACTTCGAAGATACGCTGTTAAATGATAAAAGCGAGGGCATATTAGCCGGTATTGTGGCAGGTGCTACAGAACTTTTGAATACCTTGTCGCGTAATATGTCCAGCGCACTCGATGAGCAAATAGCCCACGCTCAGGCTCGCATATCAACATTCAACAGCATGGGCAGCTTTGGCAAGATGGCCGGTGACTTTTTAGGCTACGATGTTAATGTGGAAAAAAACCGGGTCGATTCTTTAAATAGACAAAAACAAAAAGAAGACGAAGCGCATAGGCTAGTAGAAATAACTAAAAATTCTAATGCGGCAATCGCCCAAACTAACACATGGCTTGATGAACTAGAAGAAACGCAGAATAAGAAAAAGGTATCCAGACATGGCAGTGTATCACGGTCACATAGCAGTCATGTGTCAAATGTTATCAGCGCAGCGCAACGCGAAAGAGAAGAGTTACAGCGCAATTATGACTCAGAAATGAAATCATTGCAGGACAAAAACGCACAGCTCTCACAAACTCCAAGAGAATACGAAAAAACCCGTCTAGCGGCAAGGAAGCTGACTGACGAAATGATCGAACAGGCATTACGCATTTATGATGTGAATGTTGCCTGGGAAGCCAAGAAAAAGACCGAAGAAGACAGTAAAAACGCAATGGAAACGTTAATTGACCGCTACAACCAATTGACTTTATCAGCGCGTGAATATTATAAAACAAAACTGGAAGGCGAAGGCATAAAAGGCGCAGCACAAGCGCCGGTATTGGCGCAATTTGACAAGAATACGGCGGCTGAGGCGCAGAAAAAGGCGCTTGATGAATCCCGCCAGGCTATGCAGGATTATGTCAACGAGGTCGATAACGCCAAGAGTAGCATGGACGCATTGGCGGCATCATCCAATGATGTCTTTAACGCATCTATTGGCGGGACCAATCAGTTAGTGGGTGCGCTCGAAGCAATGGTGAAAGGGCTACATAAAAATACAGTTGAATTTGAGGAGTTGGCAAAGAAAAAGAAGCTGTTTGAGAATGTTAAGCTTGATAAAACCAGCTCTACCTACATGCAGGATTTGAAGCTACAAAATGACGCGCGCAAAAAATACGAAGTAGATTATCAAAACCTGCAAAACGACACGATCAATCAATATATCGGTGGCGTGCAAACCATGGCCGGGGCAGCGGCGTCAATGTTTGCGGATAATGAAGCTGCGCAGATAGCGTCCCAGTCTATTATGTTAGTCACGATCGGAATACAGGCTGCATTAGCGGTGCTTACCCAGGGCGGAGGTGATCCTTATACAGCTTGGGCGCGTATAGCCGCAATGGCCGGCCTAGTCGCTGGCATCGTGTCATCAGTTGGCGGAAGCTCTAGCGGGTCAATATCAATCCCACCAAATCCGCCAAACTCAGCCGATACCGGCACGGTGCTAGGCGACAAAACCGCGCAATCAGAGTCAGTTAACAATGTCACTGACCTATTGAAAAGCATCCACGCCGCAGAATATGCCGAGTTACGAGGAATTAACAAAGGGGTAGCGGCGTTAAGCGGTGGCATTCTTAATGCTGTTACCAAGACCTTCCAAACCGGAGCAATTACCGGCACAGAAGCGCCACACTTGGGGATGTCAAAATATAAATTAGTGTCTGGAGGATTAGCGACGGGGCAGGTTAATATTGCTGACTTATTAACTGGTACGGCAGATATAGCCGGTCAAATGTACACCACTGAGCAGCATCAAACGGGGAGCAAAAAGAAGCCGAAGTTTAGCTTTAAAGACTACTTTACACCGATGGAAAGCGATGTAGTAGAGTCGTTAAAAGGCATGTTTTCTGGAATTGGACAGACAATGAGCGAGGTTAGCGGAAAGCTTGGCCTGGACATTGGCAAAGATTTAAGCGAGAAGTTGAATGACGCTATTATCCCAGCATTAAAGATAGACATCATCGGCTTAAGCGGCGAAGAGGCCATAAAAAAGGTAAACGCAGTTATATCGACTGCAATGGATGACGTAGCTACGCAAGTATTTGGTGATATTGTAGGGCAATACCAGCAGCTAGGCGAAGGGATGCTTGAAACTGCGATACGTATTGTATCGGAGGTTGCTGTGGTTAGAGACGCGCTTAATCAATCAGGCATGACAATGGCAGGTAATGCCATTGAGTTAAGCGACGCGCTTGTGCAGGCCGCAGGTGGTCTTGAAGAATTTCAACAGCAATTCGAAGGCTTTTACGACAAGTTTTATACGGGACTAGAGAAACAAAACCGATTGCAAACAAGGTTAAATGAAACGTTTGCAGAAGTTTATATGTTGTTGCCACGGACGCGCGAAGAGTACCGCAAGAACATGGAGTCGCTTAACCTTAATAATAGCCTAGACCGTGAGCGATATAGCCTTATGCTGCAATTAAGCAGTGCTGCCGATCAATATTACACATCGATAGAGTCTGGTAATAACGACATCAAGAACAGCCAGTCTGCACGCTATGAGCAGGAAATACAATGGTTAAGATTAAGCGGCGATGAGATTGCAGCTGTCGCACTTGAGCGGAAACGCGAATATGAAGCGATGGAAGAAAGTCTTGTCCCTATGCAGAAAATCATCGATAAATACGGTGATCTAGTTGGTGAATTAACCAACTCATACAACACAGCAGCAGATTTACTGACTAGCACTTTTACCAAATTCTTCAACCTAGCAAAGTCATTGGTTCAGTTCCGTGATGCATTAAAAGTGGGGGATTTGTCAACAGGATCACCTGAAAGCAAATATAAAGAAAACAAGGCGTCGTTTGAATCGATGCGGGACATCATCAAAGCAGGTCCAGGTAAAACCGATGCTAGCGAATTGCGCTATCAAAACGCTTTGGTTGGATTGCAAGGTGCGTCTGAAAAGTTTTTGTCATCATCAAAAGACTATAACGCCAGCACTAAAAATTACGCTAAAGACTTCAACGATGTGATGAAGACTTTGACAAGCGGCGCTAATAAGTCGCTGGATATTGCCTCTGACGCTGAGAAACAGCTCAACAAACTGAATGAAATGGTAAGCGGATTGGCTAAAATCAATCTGTCAATTATCAACCTGGATGGCAGTATCGGTAAGCTTGATGGAAGTATTAAGCTCGTAAAAGGATCGACAGATAAAGCCCCAAGCGCAACCGATGCGTTGCGCGAGTCTATCAATTCAAAAAATGGCTTGAAGGGCGCTACTGATAGCGTTAAAGATAAAGTCAAGGAGCTGAATACCAACGGCGGAATTAAGGGCGCAATGGGCAAGGTCGGCGATGCGGTCGCAGGATTAACCGCCGCAATGATCGAAATGAACGGCTTGCAAAAAGAACGCGACAGGCTTGCAAAAGTGGCCAGGGACGCTACTAAAAAAGCTGAAGCCGATAGATTAGCTGCTCAAAAAGCACTTGACGACAAAATGTTGTCTAACAAGCAATCAGTCTATGGCGCGGTAGTCGGCAAGTCTGACCTTAACGCTATGACCTGGCTAGCTAAAAATAACGGCGTTGATGAGGCTACGGCGGCAACTTACGGTAAGTCATGGTCTGATTGGGCAAAAGCAATGATTGGCACTTTTGATCCTGGTAAAAGCCTTGATCAATACCAGCAGCTATCAGTATTAACCGATGATTTTAGAGGCTATCTGGCAGCTCAGGCAAAAGGGCAGCCATACGCGCATGACGGCTCTTATTATGCAGCAGAGTTCAAAAAAATTAACGGAAGCCATAAAGACGGACTGGATTATGTACCATTTGATGGCTATGTCGCCAAGCTACACCAGGGCGAGCGCGTGCAGACCGCTAACGAGGCACGCGATTCCGATAGAAAAGCTAACGAGGCGACACAAAAACTATTGCAACAAGTCCTTGAGGAGCTGCAAAACGCCAACAAGCAGCGCGGTGCTGTTGCAAAAGAAACGCTTGAAAAAACTGATAAAGTTATTGCTAACGCGCAAGCACAAACACGCGCCATTAAAAGGATACAAATATCATGAAAATATACACTGTTGAGGTCACTATTTATGACCCTTTGTATGCGTCTGAAATAACATACTATTTTTCCAGTAGCAATTTTGTTACCAAGCCCGCAGATACGCCAGCTAATACGGCATTTGAGCCAAGGGTGTTAGATGCTGGGTCAGTTGGAATCCATCTATATTCTGACGGTAAAACGGGCGGCAGGTCACAGCTAGAAATTGGTGAAGTTGTTCTGACTGGAACTGATGACTTTTTTGACGGGTGGCAGATATTTGGCGCAGATGGGCGGAATGTAATAATTAGGTACGGTGATGATACTTCAGCCTATCCGTCAGGATTTAAGACTATATTTTATGGTACTATGGACGGCATAGAATACACGTTCGATTCGGCAGTCATTCGACTAAAGGATAAAACCTATCTGCTTGAATCCCCATTGATAACTACAACTTATGGCGGAACTAACTCATTGCCAAATGGTATCGACGGCACGGCGGATGACATTAAAGGGGATGTTAAACCAAAGTTCTTTGGGAGCATTTTTAATGCTGAACCTGTATTAGTCAACACATCAAAATTAATTTATCAAATAAATAACGGCAATTTTAATACAGTATCAGCCGTTTATGTGAGAGGCAATGCCGTAACTTATAGCGGCACTAATCGAGCCAACAATTCAGCTATGCAGACCACGGCGCCAGCAGCGGGTACGTATGATACATGTTCTAGTGAGGGGTTGATACGGTTGGGGACGGCTCCAGACGGGCTTGTTACAATGGACGTTTACCGTGGAGCAACGGCAGCAAACAGGACAACTGCGCAAATAATGTCGACAATAGCTAGTAATATGGGTATTACTGCCTATGCGGCTGATGTGACAGCATTAGATGCTATCAATAGCAATGTAATCGGGCTGTATGTTAATGATACTAGGAGCGCCTCTGATGCTTTAGATGAAGTTGCTCAATCAATTGGCGCTTACTACTATTTTGATCATGTAGGGCAGTTTAGGATGGGACAATTAACGGACCCTTATGTTAAATCACCTGTAGATTATCTCTATGATTATGACATGATTGACATAAAAAGAGTCAATTCAAGAGACATAAATATTCCTGCTTATAGGATTGTCTATAATTACCTGCTTAATGAGACTGTCCAAACCACAGACATTGCCGGGGCTGTAACCGCAGCTAGAAAAAGCTGGTTAGCAAGAAAGTACAGGACTGTTATATCTGAGGACACCGCAGTTTTAACATGGTATCTTACATCAAAGCCGTATCAAGTTAATTCAAGGTTAACGGTCGCTTCAGAAGCGGCAACAGAGGCAGCGCGATTGTTGGCATTGCATAGCGCTGGTAATTGCATCATTGAGGTTACCATTGACATAGACAGATTTAACTATAATTTGATGGATACTATTTCAGTTACTTACAACAAACTTGGGCTTGCCGGTGGGCCAAGCTTTTCGCTAATCGGTTATACTTTGTCATCTAGTGACAATACCGCTATTTTATCACTTTGGGGTAGATCATGAGCAACGTCTTAATCGGTGTTAACAACACAATAGATTTTGCAACACTAACAGCTTATGGGAGTTGGTTGTCATCTTTGCCAATAGACAATATTAAAAACCGTGTGCTTGGGGTCGTGGCAAGGTCTACTAACGCAACAACAGCCAGTACAAAATTCAGGATTGATTTAGGTGCGTCGTATCCTGTCAGAGTTTTGGCATTGTGTAACCACAATATGAGCAGTAGCGCGACCGTTAAGGTGACGGCGTATTCAGACGCTTATACCACATCAGTTTATACTTCTGGTTTTGTCAGCGCGTGGCCTGATTCGTTCGAGGCCAGCAGAACGGGGTGGGATAACCCTAGCTCATCAACAAGAACTTACGTCACAAAAGAAAAAGAGAACTTAAGCTTTAATCATATTCAAATAATATCACCTGGCGTTAGTCAGAGGTATTTTCAGGTTGAAATATCAGATACAAGTAACGCGGATGGTTACGTCCAGATAGGTAGAGTGTTTATAGGACCAGCATGGACTCCACAGTATAACTTTGATTTTGGCGTCAGCGTATCGATAGAGGACCCAACTGAAATAAAAACAGCACTTAGCGGAACAGAATATTTCTATGTAAAGCCACCTTTTAGAGTAGCCAAATTCACATTAAACAATTTGGCAGATAATGAAGCCTACCAGTCTGTTTTTGAATTTTTCAGAAGGTCTGGAGTTTCTCAAGAAGTTGTTTTTATTTATGATTCGGCAGATACAATACATAAATTAAGGCGCTCATTTTTAGGAAGATTTAGAAATTCAGGCTTTATTGAATATGTAAATGCGGCCCAATATAAGGCCGAGTTTGAAATAAAAGAGATTATTTAATTGACTACTCCCCCACCTAAAGGAAGGGGTATCCTGGAGCTATTACGATGATCGACAAAATAATTAATGCCATAATTATGGTGTTTATTGCCTTATGGATATTTTCAATTTTAAGTATTTTTATATCATGATAACATCAAAACAATGTCAAGAAAGATATGGCGCGCCAGAGCTTGAGAGAGCAATGGTTATTTTCGACGTTCCGGCACAACTTGAAATAGGATTTATTCCTAAGCGAATATATTGCAATAAAGACTTAGTTAAGCCGCTTGAAAAAGCATTGAATCTAATTGTTTTAAGGGACTGTGCTAAGTTTATAAAAAGTTGGGATGGATGTTTCAACATAAGAAAAAAGCGAGGATTAAGCTCAAAGAGCTTACATTCTTGGGGGCTCGCTATTGATATTAATGCAGCTAGTAACCAGCTTGGGCATTATCCCACGTTAAACCCTGAATTAGTAAAATGCTTTAAAGAAGCAGGTTTCGATTGGGGCGGAGATTGGGCAAGGCCAGACGGAATGCACATGCAATTAAGTTCTTTTAAATAAAGTAATTTTGGTGTGCTTTGTATAAAACACACCAGGCATGTGCCTAATTTGCGTTAGTCACGGCTAAAACGGCAAATCTTGGTCAAAATCATCATACCAGCCAGATTGCGCTGGATGCTGCGCATTATTCGCCGGTTCTTGCTCACTGTCCTGGGTATTTTCTCCGCTTTTTTGCTCGTCCTTTCTTCCGCCGGCCAATTCAATATCCAGCACACTGGCTACCAATTTCGACCGCTCGCCGCCCGATCTATCCGTGTAGACCTCGATGTGTGGATCGCTCAGCACCACATTAACCAATCCGCCTTTTTGCAGATAGGGCGCTAGAGTTTCGGCCAGTTTACCCCACATCGCCTTTTTTTCCGTAGCTGAATGCCAGCGCCAAAGACGCTACCGGCTCGCCTGCCGCGGTAAAACGCACCTGGGCATCTCTGCCCAGCCTTGCTAATCCTGTCAAAATCATTATTAAACCTCAATCAAATTCCATCCGCCGCCGTTCTTTTTAGCGACCGGGACAACGTAAAAAAAACGAAATGGAAACTTATCTGACGCAAATTTCATCTTGGCCTTAGCGTCTTCAGTCGCAATAGCCATTGAGCCCTTCACGTCGATGGCTTGCAGTTCGAGGCCTTTCGTCATTACGAAAAAATCCACGCTCAGAAACGTGTTATCCGCCAGCCTGAGTTTGACAGCATCGAACGCGAACCAGAGCACCTCCCCTGCACGTTTTTGCAATTCCAGGTGCTGGCTATAAGCCGATTCTGTTTTATTCATCTGGCCGGTTTTCAATCGGCCCAGGGCGTAGAGTTTTTTGTTCATATCCTAAATTTCAATATGTTGTTGTTTTTGCTAACTATATAGGCCGATTGACGCGTGGAATCCGCTTTCAATCTAACCGCATTGCTCCACGCAAGCACGGTTAGATAAATTGGTACGAGCTTCGCAGCCATCCGAACACAGGCAACAGCTTAAGCCGCTGCCTTGTCCAGTCGATATATGGCTCCACTCACGGCTAACCCAGCCGCTTTTATATTGATGGCCGCGTTCTCATCTCTATCAAGAGACAAGCCGCCATGTGGCGCATTTGCGCGGTTAAAGTTCAGTGTGTTGCGGCTTTCCGCTTAACACGGCGTTAGTCACCTTGCGCTTGTACTGCGAAACGTGAGCATGTTTGCACTCCATGCAAAAACTAAGGCTTGAAGTGCCGAATTGCCATGCCACGTAATTCTTGTGCCTGTCGCAATCCGTTTTCTTGCACTCTTTGCCTGTTCTTGGCTTTGGGTAAAGTTCGTTAAAGTCGCTCATGCTCGCCTTGATCCATAGCGTGTCTTTTTCCACCTGGCCATTCGTTCATTTTTTTGCTCCAATGTATAACAGTTAATTCATAGTTGGCGGTGTTTTAAAGTAGCCGCCACTACTTCAGCTTTGATAAATTTCCCTTAAATTTTAGCCAGAGGGTTTACAATTTAGGCGTGTGAAGATTATTGAGTCCGCGCCTATTTTGCATCTATCATGTATTGTGCATTGCTGACATACACTGTTACGTCGTCTCGACGTTACGAGGTTGGGATGTTATCCCCGCTGGCTAGACTCTTTTAAGTAATTCGTTTAGTACAGCTTGAGCTGTATAATTATACATTTGTATATTGTCGTTTTGTTCAATCTTTTCATTAAGCATTGCAATTATTGATTGCCTCTCTGTATATGCTCCTTGTGAGTATGCCTGGTCAATCAGTTTCATTTGGTTTGCTAATGCTTTTTTAGAGTCACCTTCAAACAATCTTTTTATTTTAGTAATCATTAAATTTTACCAACGTTAAAATTAAACCTACGCCTATCATCAACAATAAATATGGCTCTGGAACAGTAGCTACCTGAGGCTTTACTTCGTTGCATCCTTCCCACGAATATAGGCATGGTGTTACTGTCGCATGATACTCTGGAGGGGCAACTGATTTATGGTACTTGTAAGGCATCGAATCATAATCCTTATAAAAATTCGGATCGTCAATGCCATCGGCAACAGCAAAGCCAACTATTGATATTGCAATCACCAACGCTACTATTAAATTTATTGCCATTAGTTTAAAATAGTACATCATCTTAAATTATCCTCATTAATTGCTATTGTTTCTGAGTGCAAGTACTTTAACTCAGCAAGGTTCGATTTTATACGCATCAAGCACGCTTTTTCATCGCGTAGATGAATTGACGGCTTTAAGTCTATATCGATTATTCTTTCAATGCTTTCAATTGTTTCAATTGTGTAGTTCATATCGCTCACCAAAGTATTAAATGTTTTCTGCATATATCGGCAGTTTGTTTTTGGTTATCTTTTCTTGCGGAAGCATAAGCAGCAGCAGCATCAGCAGCAGCTTTAGCAGCATAAGCAGCATAAGCAGAATAAGCCGCAGCATAAGCAGCATAAGCAGCATCAGTAGCATAAGAATACGGATACAAATAAGCATAAGCCGCCGAACGTCGAGCGGCATTATAAAGCTCTATTTCATCTATTTCACCATTGCCATAAGCTATTGCTGCATCGACAGCCGCAATACTTCTCTCATCCGTCATTAAATGACGGACCGTGTTAGCGCAATGACCTTTTGCAAGGTACAACTCTCTTTTATTTTCCGGATATTGTTTTGCATAAAACCACAACATCCAGTCGCCTCGATGACATTCATTCCAAGCGTCTTCTATTGTTCTGTCACCTACCCAGTTAATAGCGTCTATGCACGCACCTAATTTCATTAAAAGTTCTTTTGCTTTCATTTTCTTTCCTCTATTGGTTAATAAACGTAGGCCTCTCACCTACACGTCAATTTCATTGTGCCAAGGGCTTTTAACTTTCGTGGTCAAACAATTGATAAGATGGTTATAGTGTAAACTAACTTTTTACATACTGCAAGTTTTTATTCCCAAACTTCGCATGTTTCTTGGTCAAATTTTTCAATTGGTTCTGGATCAGGTTTATATAACTCATCAGCACGTTTAGCAAAACTAGCTTTTTCATCAGACGTTTTTGGTTTTATTTTTTTTAGATTGTTGTAGTCTGTTATTTCGTCGTAAAGGGTATCATCGATTTCAGCCTGGTACTGTGTAGATACAACTCCATCGGTTATTGACGCTGTGCCACCATGCTCGTTCACGTTAGCAACGTCCAGCGCCATAGCCAACTCAATACTACAAGGCATGTACTTAATGACCTGTAGTAATGGTATTTTGCGACAATACATTTCCCAGTATTTGTATGAGTAATGATTATTACCGATTTTGTTATGTTTGGTCCTGTGAGCCTTTAACTTTTCAACTGTCCACAATTCAATTATCGGCATAGCTGCATCTTTTACCCAGCCTATAGCGTAAGCATGGGTTATTTTGTTTTCGTCTATTAGGTTTGATTGCTTCCTGATTATCAGCTCACGTCTAGAGCCGTCGAAAAATTCCCAGTCTTGGCCGTAGATTTGGTCTTCAAATATAACGCCGGTGTAGACTGTGCCGCGTCCAGATCGATTAACAAGGTCCACAAGACCCTTCCATCCTGGTACAAAGGTACATGTATCTTTATATGGTATTAGATAGCCTGCTCCATTAACGCCAGGCTCCAGACCCAATTGCACAGCTGTCATTATTGACGCGGCAATGCTTTGTTGATTGCATTTTTGCAGCGCTTTGTTAGTACTAAACTGTGTTAATGCCAGTCTAGCCATTCTATCTGTCGTTAGATGCTTTGGTAATGCCAAAGCCATTTGTGGTTTTAGTTTGTCCAAAAATCCGTTAAAAATTGCTATTTCGTTTGGTTTGTTCATTTTGCCACCTATTTGTAAAATTTAATTATACAGCTCTTTGACGTCGGTATCAATACCATGTCGAAGATAAAACGCCCTTGATGTTAAAAGCTCTGTTACTTTTTCATTTTCACGCTCAAGTATAGAGTCCGGTATTTTTCTTATTTTTACCATGTGTCCAGGTGACGTGCTGACAAATATTAGATAGCTATCTCCTATTGGCATCCCAAGCGTATGACGCACCATTTGGCGTAATGCGGCACTCGTAAAGTACCCATGTTTTTCAGAGTGTTTAAATAACTCCCAGTCTGACATTCCAGATTTTGGAGTTATGGTTTTTAAATCATAGTCATCATTCCAATGCTGAGCATCAATTCGGCATTTAATGATTATGTTTTGCTCCCAATGCGCAAAAAGTGACCGTTCGCATATTGAGTTTTCTATGACATCGCCACAAATTGCATTAACGTTTTTAGCCATTCTTTCGGCTTTTTCGTAGTCTTCAGCTTCGATTATTTGTTTGTCTGCATTTTGTTTTAGCCAATAAGCTTTGTCCTCTTTCCCTTCATTTGTGCGTCCGTTAAATTTTGGCATAACCATAAAGCTTGACTTGTGCTTTTCAAGCACCATCTCATGTACGCAAGTTCCAAGACTAAAATAGTCTTGAGATCCCATGTCAAAGTTTTTAGCATTGTCCAGGTGCCGGTTGCTTTCTGAAAGCAAAGATAATTTTGAGCCACTTATACCCGCTAAAGCATGATAGTGATCATTCTCTATCATTACGCCATTTTTACCTGCCTCTAGGCATTGTTCAATTGTCAGTTTCATTTTCTTCTCTACTAAAATTTAATATTTCATCCATTATTGACATTGCCTCTTGGTATCCTTTTGTAAATAGGTAATTAATTTTATCTTCTTCATTCATATACCTTGTTTTTATGATTAATTCTTTTATTTCTATGTTTTTTAACATTCCGTAACCTCTTCTTTGGTGATGACTTTAAGCGCCCTGCCTGAGCATTGCACGTCTTTTTTGATCATTTCTTTAAACTCTTCTTCTGATAAGCTTTTCTTAACAGTTGCTTCAAATACTATTGTGTATCTAAACTTCTTATGCTCTTTGTCGAATTTTTGCATATTTGCTTCTATTGCAAGCAATTCGCTATTAGATAGTCCAGTGTTGATTCCGTGCCAATATATCTCTTCAATCCCTAGTTCTTCTCTCATTCTGTTTAATTCACTCATTTTAATTCCAGTTTGCAAAAACAACAACAACAGTGTATAGTAAAGCTTTACTAAGTACAACTTTATTTTACAAATGCACGAAGAAATTAAAGAAAAGCTACTTAACCATTTTGGCAAAAAGACTGAAATTGCTAGATTTTTAGGCACTAACCGGCAAACTATTAACCACTGGTTTAACGGTAGCGGTAAGCCTGATGTACGCAGCGCTATGAAGCTTGCCAAAGCTTTAGATATTGACTGGCTGGACATACGTCATGACCTGCGAGACGTGTAATTTTTTTACACGAGATACCGTTGGCGATGGAACTGGTATAGGCAAATGCCAACAGTACGACGACTATAGGGCTAAAACGAATGTCCTAGGAAATTTGCAGGTAGCGCGTGTAAAGCTTGGAAATACCTATGATAACGATGTATTTTGGCTTGGAAGCGGGGTAAATTGTGAAAAGTTTGAATTGGCCTAGTCTAAAATTCGCGCCTGTTAATCTGTGGTCGGCTCCTAAACGGTGCTGTAATCATACACACTACATGTATTTATATGGCTCTAAAGAGCGATGGTGCTATGACTGCGGGCGGATTGAGAAAATAACAAATGATATGCCGGTACATACTAGGTAATATTGGAATCCGCTTTCAAACTGACCGCTGTAGCGGTAGCGTAAGCGGTTCGGCTTGAGCGTTGAGTTATACATCGAGGCATAAAAAAACCACTAAGCAATTTGGTTAAATTAACCAAACCGATAGTGGCCGTGTTGCCATATTATAACATAGGTTAATATGTTTTTTTCATGGGAATCCGCAATGAGAGAAGTTAAACGGATTAGAGATAATGGCGGAAAGGCTATGATGTCTAAAAAATGGTACGGGTGGATAGTGGTGGAGTATAACGCTAACGTAACCGGACCTTGCGCCGGAAGGAGATAAATCATGAGCACAACGCCTATTGCGCAAGGTCCGGTTGACGTAAATGTTGGGCAGCTACGCGTGTGGCTTGAACAGCAGGGATTCTGCTTTGGGAATAACCAGGTTCGCGGACAAATGAACGACTGCGACTGGTACGCATGGCGGCGCAGCACGTTGAGCGCGCGAGACTGCGACTGCAACGGGCCGAAGATGCAGATTGTTTTGACTCCGCACTCATACGAACTAGACGGGAAGCGGTGGGAAAGCGTGGCAGCCGATGTCACCGGAGAATGCGCTGGCGTTTGGTACAAACTCCAAGCATACAGCATGACGCCAACAGAACTTGTAGCACGGCTAGACGAGGTTGAAGGCGCTCTGATACGGGCGTGGAATTCGTTGATGCCCAACGCAGAGCTAACCGGGCGCGGCAAGGAAAGCTGAACAATGAAACCAAATTATAACCGCGCTCCTGTTGAGCGCACTGTTAGAGGTGAATGCTATGGGATTTGGAAAACGGAAACCAGCTGTAACTACAAAAAGAATTTATAAATGTATAACTTGTGGCACAGAGAAATGCGGGTCAAAATCGCCAGAATTTTGCAAAAAATGCAAAGGCACTGTTTTCTCGTTCCGTATTGAGAAAGATAAAAAATTAATTATGTGACACTCTAACGCAATAATAACGGGACGCGGCGAATAGCCGTATTTTTAAACATAGATTAGGGCCGCGTTCCCGTTGATTTACGGGTTAGGCCGGGGATTTAACAATGGTACTAAGCAAAACAGAGTATAGAAAATTAAAACAAGAACTTGATTCGCGCATCGGACACTTGCGCGATTTATTTGAAAGCCGTGAGTTAAAAACAAGCTCAGAAGGAGCAGTAAGAGGATCGTGGGCGCATCCAGAAACAATGTGCTCTACCGTTGGTTCTGCTACTGATATTCGGATTGCAATTGCCGATTTTAAAACAATCCTATCCGAAATAGGGCGGCTAAAGTAGGGCCTAACGCAGAACTAAGGCGCGCCGCTGACGAATTTTAAACAATACCGCGATGCTTAACGGCGTCGCCTTGAGTGCCGTGTTATGCGGCTGGGGACTGAATTAATGCAAATGCTTACACTACCAATAAAATGCTTCTGGGTAACATGCCGAGAAGACGAAGATTTGAATGAGGAATTTGGTGCCGCACAATTTGACGAGGCCGATGACTACCTTAATCAACAGCGGAAACTTTGGCCTGGCAAACAAATTGAAATAATTGCCGAGATTGACGCATAACTCACCTGAAACCGCAAATAATCAAGCTATCCAACAAAAAAGAATAATCGAAATGGTATATTTTCATTTATAAAACTCCTTTTTGTGAGTTGATTGCACGATAGATCTTAGCTCTCTCTGAATAACTTTCTTTGTTTTCTTCATAGTGTTTTTTATGGCGTTCTGATATTTTTTCTTTGTTTGCTTCGCGGTATTTTGCATAGTGTTTTTTATTAATTTCTAATTGTTTTTCTCTATTTTCTTCTCGGTATTTTTTCTTTCTGGCTGATATTTTTTCTTTGTTTTCTTCATTGTATTTTTTATTATATTTTTTCTTTCTAGCTAATATTTTTTCTTT